TGTCTAGCATCGTCTCGGACTGCATCGGGGAGATATAGTCGAGAAAGACAGGGGGGGTGGCCTGTCGTGCTAAAAAAACGCCCTCAGACCTGCTCCCCTTACTGCTATTGCACCTCGTACAACATGACACGAGGTTGTCGTAAGCGATTGGATCACCGCCTTGGATGATTGGAATCACATGATCCACAGTTGTAGCAGGCATCTGACAATAGAAGCAAGTCCATTGGTCACGAGCTAACACCTCAAGCCTTCGAGCTTTGTAAGCTCTAGTCCCTCGAGGATCACCACGCTTTGTACTCATTGCCATCCTTTAGTCTTTAGATGATGCAATGCACCACAATAGTTAGGTTCATCGTACTCTGTTACTCCATAACGATGCGCTACATAATGCCAATACCACCACCATTGCTTAACAGTGCTGGCATTCTTTAAGCTCTTAGACTTACCTTGGTATAGGCCATGATGTGAACCATTAACAGCTTTAGGGTTCCATCTACTCTCTCTATAGACTATCTCGTTATGGCATAGTTCTTGCTTATCAGTAAGTTGATACTTGGCTAATTCTTTAACGTATCTAATTGCTTGGTCATTCGCCTGTGCATCTAGGGGCGTAGCTATAGATAGAGATATCCCAATAGCGAGTGCTACCACGCGAGCTAGCCCTATCGGGCTCGCGTTGAGCCCCTGATGGGCTCTAGCCACAGAGCGTACCATGTCAGTCAAGTCCATTTATATAAGTCCTGTTCAGAAGGCGTGTCGGTTATCTGTTATCGGTAGAATAGAAGCCAGTCCCCTTAAACGAGACTCCTATTGAGCTATAGACCTTGCTCATCGATGAATGACAGAATGGGCATTCCAGATCATGAGGTTCATGGATACTCATCCACTTCTCTATCCTTGCATTACTCTCGCAATGCTCGTTATCGCACTCGAACTCATAGGTTGGCATTCGGCTCACACATTCTGCATACTTCTGTGAAGCTCCATGCTCCGCATTGATTGCATCTCATTGGCTCAAGTTTACCAAGGTCATCGGTGAAATCCCCGTAACCTGCTCTTAGCAATAGATCGACCAGATCACCAAGCCGCATGAAGGCCAAATAATCCTGCGGATTACCTTCTCCTTGGCCATTAAGACGACATGTAACGATAGGCAACCCACCAGATTTAGCTGCCCTCTTTGTGACCTGATCGATCCACGCCTTTGGCTGGAACGCCGATCTAGCTTTAACCTCCATGTCGAACGGGACATGTGTTATATCTTTTCCAGCCCCTCGACCGATGTCTGCATGTGGCCACCACTCCGAAAGGTAACGTGCGACCACACGCTCGGTCGAGAATCCCCTGTACTTACGGCTTTGTGAGGCCATTGACCGCGTGGCATTTAGAGCATGACCAGCTCTTATTGCTTAGGTTGACTTTGATGTCTTTGTAAGGGATTGCATCATTACATAAACAGCATCGAGTTGTGAATGTAAACTCCTCAAGGATCGCTATGACTTCTTTAGATCGATGGATCTCATCCTCGGTAGGGAATGACTCCCACTCACCATCTTGATTCATAAACTGTAAGCGTCCCATTAGACTCTCACCTTCTGGCGTTGCCATGTGCCATCTTCTTTATTGATCTCGTACCAGATAACATCATTCGGCGATTCGCATCGTCCACCGATCTCACCTGTGACGGCTGCCTTGCATTTCATGTGACCCCATGGCTTACCTGCCTTAGTAGTGCCAGTCTTCCACATCATTTCACCATGCTTGCAATGAGGGATATCCTTCTCGGTCTGGCCGCCAATGATCTCTTTCACCGTCGATACAGCTTCCCCCATTGTGGGCGGCATAGTCGCTGGCTTGATAGTCCATGGATCTTCTTCCTTTACTACTGGAATGTATTCGCCCGATGTCTGTAACATCTTGGCCTTTGTCTCATCAATGATTGCTTCAGTCTTTTTAACTGTTGCCACTTTGTTCATCTCTTCTCTAGATGCTCGTTTACCTTTAGTGGCATATCCAGCGTTAGCCAGCGCACGACCAATAGCAGAAGTCTCGCAATTCTCAAGCGCAGAAGTAGCGTTAACCCCTCGACCTTGAACTGTCTCCTCAGCCACCCCTGTTGTCCATGGCCTCGCATCAGCTTCTGTTCTGTATATCGAAGCCTTAACAATGAATCTGCTACTAGCATGTTCAATGACTTCTGTGTGTATTTGTCCATCTGGGTGATCCTTCCAGAACTTAGCCAAGCGTTCTTCTACTGTCTCGTAATCTTCTAGATTAAACATACTGCTCATCCCTTTCAGTAATTAGTTCACACGCTAGGGCAAGGTAAGCACACGCGTCGATATAGGAGTCAATGTGATCTGCGGTTTCTTGGAGACGTGCGAGCTTGACTTCGACCATCGCCAGACACGCTTGATGGTCTGAGATTGGTGTCTCAAGCATCTGCTGGAGTCGTAATGCGATTCGAGTCTGATTGATACGAGGATGACCATAAATTCTGCCTCGGTCTCCAATGATGTCAGTAGCTGATAGTAGGACTTCACTTGCTTTCACACTCGCACCCTTTCCTTTGTCTCGTAGTAATCTCGGACTGCCTTTCGGCCTTTGAGGTATCCCACGCGAATGCCGACTGTACGGCCTAAGTGAAAATATACTGCTGATAAGACAATCATGGCAATAAAGTCGCCTAGTGATGGATCGAACATTACAGAACCTCCAAAACCTTGGCCTTGAGGTATTGGCGAAGCTCCTCATAATAGGTACGGCTTGCCCACTCGCTTGGATAATCATGACGGACTGTGTTGAGCATTTCTTCTAACGCAAATAACTGCTTTTCATCAATTACTAGATGAACTGACTTGATTTCTGTTGTATTCATTTTGAGCCCTTTTCTATGGATGCCCTTCATCCATGGCTCAACTGTCTCACGCCCTAAGGGGGAAAATCTAAGATTTTAGATAACGAAATGGTAACAATTCTGAGTCATCCATATGGTCATCGATGTCTCGCTTCAGCTCGTTATCTAGGTCGTCCATAGCGTTTACCTGACACGACGAACGTGCCGTCCTTCTCGATGTAGATAAGATCAACTTGGACGTTCTTTCCATCGACGTACATGATGGCGAATGCCTGTTGCCAGTTGGCAGACCCCTTGGTGTATGAGGCTTTGCTAAAGTCCATAAGATTGCCTACTTCCACGCCATGCAGAACACGCCCTATACGGCCACCAGAGGCTTCTGAGAAGGACGATCTGCCTGCTCTGTGAGTGTGCCCTGAGATGACTGATTTGCCATGCCTACGGGCTGCCTCAAGGGCTGAGAGACCCCCCTGAGACTTGATAGGGGTATGGTCGCCATGGACTGCAATCCAGTTCGGGGCTATGTTGTACGGCTTCTTATGAAAGGTAATCCCTAGCTCATCGAAGCGCATGAACTTCTCGAATCTGAGTTCCGGCAGCGAAAGGAATGACGGAATCTTACGCATGAGCTGCGTGTATAACCGATCAGTATGATTGCTACGCAGACATTGAGTTACTTGTAAATCGTAAAGTACCTGAACAGCTTCATCGCGATCATCTCCCAGAGTCTGTTCATAAGCTTCTGGCGTCCCTTCTGACCACTTGCTAATCGTGTTAAAATCAATTTCGTCACCTATTGTGACTACTTCGTGCGGCTTAAACTTACTGATGAAACTGGCTAGATTCTTAACTGCGTGTCTATCGTGGAAGGGAACCTGTAGGTCGCTCACTATGACAATGCGCTTCATTAGTCCTCGTCGTCGTCCTCGTAGGGTAGGCGATCCACTCGGTCGGGGATCGATGGCAGTATCCAGTCAGGGTATGAGTCTCGATCGAGAAGCAGCCAAAAAGCCAAGTCTTCACTGAAGCCCGCTTTTCTTAATGATTTGTAATACTCATTCAGACCAATGCAATAAGCGTCTAGCGCATTGTAAGTATCGAGATCGATGACTTTCTTTCTTGCCATGTCGATTATTATCGCTCTAAGAGTATGTTGTAAATCTCATCGACACGCGAATTGAGTCGTTTAATTTCCGACAGTAAATGCGTAATGACATAACCTGCAAGCCCACCGATGACGGCAAGGCTAGCGAAGTAAAGGGTGAAGAAGTTTTCTTGAGTCATTCTTTCCCGACTCCGAATGAAGCATCTTTAGGATTAAGCCAGCGCAGAATGACTGGTGCTACTGCTGCCGCGCCTGCCATCGCTAGCGTCTTAGGGTCTGTTACCCCTGCCATGTATAGCGCGAGGGCAGCGGCCAAGAATGATCGAGCCCATGATGCTGCTAGTGATTTTGCTTGCTCCATTTATTTTCCACCTATCATCGGGATATTAAAGAATGAATTGTCTTCGTCGCCCTTAATAGTGAAGCTGATATGCGCGTGATGATTATGCTTATTGATCCCATCATAAGGACGCCAAGCCCAAGCCTTCTTAGATGAGGCGATGCGGCCGTCGAAGATGATGTAACTGATCCTCTTATTGCCAGATTTTGCAAGGGCTCGAATCTGATCGACCAAGTCAGGCATGAGATCGGGCTTTCCTTTCTTGCCAGCAAGGTCGCGGTCAACATCGATGGCGCGTACCCATCCTTGTACATCTGGATTATGATCAGACTTGCGAGCAGCGTGTCTCGTGTCACCGATCCAGCCGTCCGAAGTTCGATCTCTATCTGGGAATGCATCATCTATCTGCTCTCTTAATTGGATGGCAGACTTTGAGAGTCTAGGCTTCATCCAAGTAGAAGAGCCGCTTCATCGGCTGTAATATCTAGGCGAACAAGTAGTGCAGCCTTAGCGGTTGCACGCTCTGCATCGGCAGCAGCCTTATCTGCGACAGCCTGTGCATCTGTTGCTTTTTGAGCTAATTCTTCTGCGGTTGGTTCTCTGTCAATAACTTCGCCTGTGGCGGCATTAACTTCATGAATTGTCATTTTCATCCTAACTGTTAGCAATTCCGTATACGCGGACTGTTCCTGTAAATGTACCTGAATCTGGAAATAGAGAAAAGCCGTCGCTTGATACGCTGGCATTGTATGTCAATGCCTGTGTTACATAACGTCCAGTCGTGCCGTTGGTTAGTCTGGTTGAGGCTGCCTGTGCAGTTGTGTAGTTAGTTTCTTGAGGGTTCATAATAGTAATAGCACCAGTAGTCTTGACAGTGGCAAGATCATTTACATCCCATTTTGTGCCATTGGCGTTGTACCAAGCTCCAGATGTACCGCTTGTCTGAACCGACTGTCCATAATAACTGTAATTAGAACCAGTTACATCTGATCCGCTATTTCTCAATCTCATTGACAGGTTAGTAGCAGTAGAACCTGCAAGGTTAAAGACGATTAAATAATTCTGATAAGTGGAAGTGAAGCAATTGTTAATGTTAGCCGCGCTAGAGCCTGACGGGGTTGCTCCAGTAATGTATATTAAAGCGCCAGATGCGGCAGGTGCGCCGCCGATAGCGACCCACGCTGAGCCTGAATAATACTCTGTCGAATTAGTATCTTTGAGGTAAGAGATCATGCCTTCCTGAGGGCTGGCAATGGCTGAGGTGCGAGCTGCCGCACTAGCGAAGACCATGACGACCTGAGAGGCCAGATAGCCGTTAGCGTCCGCCGCTGTGAGAACGTCTCCAGTCGTGAACTCTTTATAACCTAGACCTGCTGCCATTGTTTGTCTCCTAGTATCCTAATATAGACGTGCCTATTATACCCGACGTGGCAGATCCTATAATGAATCCTTCCACGATTGGCTCAAGTGTTGTGACTGTACATTTCATGCTGTTAGGGGTTATGTCCCATGCCAAGCCCTGCACCTGCAAGGTCTTGACAATTGTCGAGCTGTCAGGCTGGACATTGGTTATCTTGACATTATCGAAATAATCTAGACCGATCATCGTGTCAGTTGGTACGGCTGTATCAAGTAGATCGACAGTCATGGCATCGATGCGGATTGTTGTCTCTGCCCGAGTAGCAACATAGATGTCTGCAATATCTTGCACCTGCGCGTCTGTCTGCGCTATAAGGTTATCGACGTTCATGCCATGAGGAAAATACTTAGCGATAGAATCTGCATTGCTAGCCGTTACAGTTGTGCCGCCTACGCGCTTCATCGTGGCGCTGTTGATGATGAGCTTGTCATCAAAGGCGTATCTAAGATCAGAATAGGGAATCCCTGTTGTCTGATTAAACTCGATAGGCGCTGGGGCTAGAGATCCCACAACATCGGATCGATCCTTAAACTCAACTTCTCCATCTGCTCGAACGTAGAACGCGCCTTGCTCTGTAAACTCTGCGACCTGAATTGCTTGTAAGGATGTCCTAGTAGTAGCTGGATCGGCTTGGCAAGTTGTAGAACCTGCATCGATAATCCTCATTGATGAAGGGAAGTCCACTTGATCCAGAATCTTGTCTATACGGGTTCCAGTTGTCTGTCCAGCCGTTGCGCTTGTTACTGTCGTGACGTTAGCCATTGCGAACAGGCGAAAGGCATCTGAACAAATAATGTCGACATAACCTAATTCTTGCCCTTGAGGGTAGGTGTATTTATAATCTGTGACGTAGCCAGAGAATAGAAAAGACTGAGTAGTGGAGGTCGTGGCCGCTACACGCACTTTGCGTAAAGGTGTTAGGTAACCAAAGTACGGGCTAGAAGGGTTCTGCGGATTAAATGAGCCATCTTGATCAATAACTCGGACTGTACATGTGCCAGCCTCGTAGGTATCTCGCATGATATTACGCCCACGCTTAATTGTGATTTTTCTAGTCTGTGAGCTGAGATCGATGGTCGGAGTAGCGACAGGCGAATCGCCAAATTGACTAGTGCCGATTATTCCATTAACAGAGTCGCCTATAACAAAGCCAAGGCCGAATGTAGCACCTTGGCTAAAGTCGAAGGAGACCGAGATCGTGGCTGGAAGTGTCATTCTGCAAAGTTATCGAATCGATTAGAGCGATTGACTGTGTTAAATGATCCTGATAGTGATTGATTTATTGATGCATCGCGGACAGCGTTACCGACTTCGAGATTATCTAGATACACCTGAACATTAATTAACTTGGCTTCTGCAGCTTGTCCTGCATTAACCGCCATGGCTAACTCCATTTCAGCATCTGAAAAGGTAGAAAGAATAGGCACAGGCGTTGTGCCTAATGATGAGACTGAAACGCCGAGAGAGGCTGCAGTCCAAGCCTGCACATCGTCTGGGATCTTCCAATTCTCATATGGGTTAGGAGCCTTAGGAGTAGCAAGGAGAAGGGCTGCAAGTTCATTCTGTCGCTTAACGGCTGCATCTAGTTGGCCTGCAAGTTTAGTTGCTTGTGCGTCATTCTTATCGAGAAGGGCAAGCTGAAGATTGAGAGACAGGCGATCGGTTTCGCTGACTTGATTGCGAAGGGCAGCAGTAATCCCGATGCGTTCGAGGTCTAGAGTCTTACCTGCTTTAGTAAGTGCATTCTGTTTCTTCTGAGTATCAAGTGATTTCTTCTGCAGAGATGCTAATTCTTTCGCTCGCTTGGCTGCTGCCGCTTCTGCCTTTTTACGAGCCGCATCATTAGGATCGACGAAAGTTCCACCGAGAGCCGATGAAGGATAACCGCCTGTGCCTGCAGTTGGTCTTCCTTGTTGGCCTAGTGTTTTAAGAGCATCCAACGCTTTAAAGATGATGCCAGTTGATCCAATATTTTCTCTGAGAAATTTTTGATTCCTAAGAAGAAAGTCCATTCCGGGAATTGCTTTCATCTTATCGATCAATACTGCAACACCATAGATGGCATCTGAAACATAAGTCGCAAAATCTTGCATTGAGTCAGCAAGTGGTTGGATAGTGTTACCTTCACCTGCTAGCAATGAAAGACTATCGACTAAACCCTTGCCGATTGTTTCTTGAGCCTCACCTGCTGCAGTTGAAAGAAGTTGCATTTTGCCTGCATAAGTCTCAAGATAAGCAGCATTAGCGCCTGAAAATTGTTTAGTAAGTCTGGCCTGTACATCTGCGAAGCTCATAGTCTTCAGTTCGGCTTGAGATATACCTAACGAATACTTGCGAAGGCCACGAGTCTGCCCCACATAAGCCGCGCTCAAATCTGAAACGACTGTCTCAAAATCGACACCGCTGCCGCGTGAGATGTCTAGGGCTTGAGTAAGTAACTCTGTAGATCGAGCAACTGAGCCCGTGGTCTGCAATAGTTTCTGCATACTCGGCCTCAACTGGTCGTCGGTGACACCTGAAGCGCGAGATAACTGACTTATAAATTCTTCGATGCGTGGAGTCTCAAAGGCTAGGCCTAGATTCTTGACAGATTGTGCAAGGCGTGTTGCTGCCTGCTCATCTTCGATAAATGCCTTGGCAGCATTCTTAGCGAACTTGAGAAGCTGCTGCGCTCCGAATGTAGCCGCTAGAGTAGCGCCTAGTTTCTTAACGCCTTTCTCTAGAGTCGTGGTCGACTTACCAGCTTGATCGAAGGCTTTCTTACCCCTGAACTCGCCGATAATCGGGATGCGTAACTCAGCCATTGTTGCCTCTCGCGTTAAACTTAGCGGCAGCCGTTTCCAGCGCCTTAATTACTCCAGCCTTGGCTCTGCCTTGATCTTCTGAATAAGCCTTAAACATAGCGCGGCCTTGCATCTTGCCGCTGCCTGCGAAAGAGCCAGAGAATCGAGGGCTAAAGTTGCCAGTCATGCCAGACTTACGGCCAGCAGTTTCGACAATTGCACCTGCAGCAGTCTTATTATGAATCGATACTGTCTGCACCCAACCTTGGCGATTAGGCTTTGTCGGTGTGAGTTTATAGCCAACGCCTCGCTTGGCTACAGATGCCTCGTACATTGGAAACTTAGCCGTCTTTACTTCATGCTTGAGAAATCCAGA